ATGCTTGCTGCCATAGTGATTCCATCTCTTCATCATCAGCACTCAATGCTGAAGGTGCTGCGAATTCAGAACTATCATAGTTCCAATACCCACCTACAGTTTTGATCTTCAGTTTGAAGTTAGCACCTTCCCAGAAATCAAAGACGTTGATTGGTGTCTCGTCTTGGAACTCGGGTTGCATTGCAGCAATCACTTTGTCATGGATCTTCTTGCCATACTTGTAAAGGAAGACGCGACCTTCGTTATCAGCATTAGCAGTGTCCTTAACAACATAGATGTTGCTGTAGTAAGACAACTTGCGCTTGCGATTACGTGCGATTTCTTTGTCTGACTCGACACCGCTGTTCCATAACTTATTGTTAGCGGCACATACAGGACACTGATCGTTGTTGGTAGTGAGACAATTGTCGATCAACCAACCACCAGGACCTTGGAAGGCGTGGGAGTAGACTTTTGCCCATGGAAGTGACTCTCCATTGGGGGCGGGGAGGAAACGGATAACGGCATACCCGTTACCACTCTTGTCGAGTGCTGGTTTCCATAGACGCTCATCGGCACCACCTTCTTTAGTGGATTTCGTGAGTTCTTTCTGGAGGAAGTCGAAGTTAGATTGGGACTTGCGCTTCAGATCTGCGAATGACATGTTGGATTTATAGGATTTGGTTTACGTTGGGTCTTACGCTAAGTACTGTGCTGCCCAACAAAATTATTATAACAGGGGTTTGAATGCGTGGCAACCCCATGTGCCACTTTGACTAGAGTCTGCCCTCGGCAACCTCTTTCATGTTCGTAACCTTTTTAATTAGTTTATTGAACATCTCATACATATCCTCTGTTGGTTCTCCACCTAAGAGTACAACAGATTCTTTCATGGTAGCTACCATGTCTCTTGCCTCTTCATCTTCTGACAGAGAAAGACGAGCATAGAATACTTTTTGTTTCTCAATCAAAGAGATGAGATTCTCGAAGTATTCTATCTGCTTCTCTGTAGAGAGAACAGGAAATGCGTACATAGATCGCATACAGAACTGCTGGAGTTCTGCCATTTCTTGTAGGTCTCCACGGACCATTTCAGATTTAAAGAAGTCGCTCATACTAACATCAGTTTAGCTCTACTTGTTTTCTTCATGTAGTTTAGTTTCTGTGCATCAAACTTTAGTTTCTCTTTTAAAGGTTTGCTAATAAGTTTGTTGACAGATTCAATTTCAATCTCATTAATATCGCAGTAGTGTACGACAGCATCAATATAATTCATGTCAGAATTGTTCAACACTAGTTTTTCCACATCCTGCGAGAATCTCGCAGCGGTCATAAATTTATCCTCAAGTTTTTCTTGCATATCGTTCTTGGTATTCGGTGATGTACTCTTGAAGTCTCAAGAAGTATTCCTTCTTGGGGGTAACTACTGAAACTTGAACATCACTATTCTCACAAGCAACAATCGTCACTAGTTTCTTAACTGTAATGCCGTATAACTCTTGCAAGCAACATGCGTAAGCAGTTTCTTGCACATAATAATCATACAACCATGCTTCTTTTTTCTTTTCAGCAGAAGTTTTGAAATCAATAATGGCGAGTTCTCCGTCATATTCTGCGATGCAGTCAACACGACCAGCAACCTTAAGGTAATCAGAATATAACGCTGCTTCTTGTAGGTATACTTTATTTATCTTACCTAAAATATCCTTGCTAGCGTGAAACATTAACCATGGGAGAGGCATATCCTTATACTTCTTGGTGTCCAACTCATTATTAATGTAGTCTTCTACCAGTTTGTGATAACGGGTGCCTCTACCAGAAGCACGAGTAGACTTTGCTTGTGCTGCTTCTTGACCAACTCTCTTACGCCACTTAGCAAGACCTGCTTGCTTCTTAGCATTGTTACCGATCACTGTTGTGATAGATGGATACTGATTCCCCTCGGGAGTGAGGTAGTATCTTTTACCATCAATCATTTCGGCGTTCATTTCAATGGGATCTAACCCAACATGATTAAAATTATGCATTTAGAATCCCAAGTTTATTTTAGCAATTATATAGTTTTTAACAAGACCAGAACGAACAATGTCTTCAATACCATATTCAATCATGGAAAAGTCTTCTTCCATGTTTGCAATAATTTTTTGGAAGTCTAGAATACCTGTCTTCTCATTGGTCTTCTGTAAGTCTGACTGCTGTGCATCACCACAGAACATGATCTTTGTATCTTGACCACAACGTGTCATGATTGAATCAAGTTCGTGGAAGTTTAAGTTCTGACACTCATCGATAATAACAATAGAATTATCTAGTGTAGTACCACGTAGGAATGATGTAGACCAGAACGATACAGTTTCTTGTGCCTTTAGATTTTCATACAGCATCTCGAAAGAAGCATCGTCTGGCATCTCAAACATTCTCTGCACCATATTTTTATATGGTATCTGATAAAGAGATGCTTTATCTTCATGTGTGCCAGGAAGAAAACCAATCTCTCTCGTAGCAACAAGTGAACGAACGATGTAAACTTTTTCGTATGGCGTGTATTCATCTAGAACATCTTTGAGTGCCAGATAAAGAGCAACGAAAGTCTTACCTGTTCCAGCACAACCAGAAGCATAGATGTTCTTACCTTCACCATACTTCTCAAACATGATTCGCTGATTGTCTGTCAGTGGTTCAATATTCAGAAGATAGTCAGAATTGATTGGCTTCTTTCTCTTCATCTGTTTGGATGACATACCATTGATATCTGGTTGTGTCTTCTTTCTTGATCTAGGCATAAATTACCACTCCACCTGTGATCCAGGCATCTTTGACATTTTTTTCATGTGTTCTGACCATCCAGGATGAGTCTTGTTCATTTTGTTACGCCAGTCTCCGACTTCTCCGACACCAGCACAACCTTGTGACCAATCTTTATCCCAGTCAGGATTAGTAAGTCTCCACTGATCATACTGACGCATAGTCAAGTGAAGTTCTTGTGTTTCTCCTGTCTTTTTATTTATTACGGGGTAAGTAGGCATTAGTTCCACTCCATTGCTTCGGATACGATAGGAAATTGTTCACGGAAAATAGTTTTACATGCTTCCGCGATGTCCATGTGTTCTTTTTGTGTGCCGTTAGCAGATCTCAAATTTATATAATGCATCCATGAACGCAAATTTCCTGTCATAAAAATGCGAGTGCCAACAGCCAAAGGAAGAACAAAACGGGCACACTCTTTAGCAACCCCTTGACGCAGAAGCTCATCATAGAGATCAAGACTCTCGGCAAAATGTCGAGCAATCGTCCCTTGTAATACAAGTTTCTTCTCGGTGCTGATATTATCCACTGAGTTCTGTCGATTCTTCTTATCTTGAGATCGAAGATCTGGGACAGGTATCTCTTGACTAAGGAGATTTGTGTCTGCATAGCGTTGAGAAAACTCCTGGAAAGTAAACGAACGATGACGCAGAATTTGAGCTGCGATACCGCGAGATGTATTTATCTCCAAAGTCATGTGTGCCTGCTCAAAGACGCTCCAATGCCCATGCTTGATACAATAGGATAGAAGACCAGCAACCTTAGGATTGTCCTGATTGTTTGGGTTGCTCACCCTCGCTACATAACCGATAGTCTTCTCAGCATCAGGAGTAACAGATACTAATTTAACATCCATATTAGTCATTTAATTTCAATTGTTTACTTGCTTTTAGATGAGAGTTACTCATCAAATACTTTACACATAGGTGAACCAGGATGATCATCACAGAATTTATCTAGAACTTTATCTTGATGTCTGTTCTGTGGATCAGCAATTTTACCTTCTGTCTTTGGATCCCACTCATCAGATGAATGTTCTTCATTGCAATGAAGTTCTACCTTATACTCATTCCATTTATCATTAGGATCATAGAGTGGATCGGATGGATCTTTCTGGCGTGGTTGTGACATGGTTTAACTATCCTTTTTGAATTGTTTACGACATAGTTTAACTTCTTTGAGTTCATCCTTAATCATCTGATAGGCATCTTCAGGTGATATTCTCTTTGCCATTTCCATAGCAGTGATGATCTCGACTCTTGTTCCGAAGTGCTTGAGTGCTTCCTCGAAGCAATTGAGTTCTTCATACATTAGTCAGGGTCTCCGTCATCATCATATTGCTCACCATATTTATATCGTGAGTCATCAGACTTTATATATGAAGCAGGGTCTGAGTAGATCTCTGCTTCCAAAGCATTACACAAAGATCTTAAATTTTTATAGATTGATTTTAATCTTTCTCTTTCCACGTCAGATACTCTCGTATGTCTTTCCAGTATAGCACGTAATGCTCGCTTTCGTCCATGCCTTGAGCAAGTTTCTTCATCATGCGGTGCTTCCCATCAAGTAGTAAGTACGGGTTTCCATATGGGTTCGGACCATCCTTAACAATAATTCCAGGGTAACTAATGTCTGCATTAATAAATCTTTCACCAGCGCAGCAAAAACATTTTCTCCCTGCATATTTTGGGTAATGATGTTTACCTACCCATGCTATATCCTTATGAGATACTATTTTAATTTCTGGTTCTAAGTGTCTAAAGTCTTTAAAGTCAAGGTGGTTTCCCACGTCACCCTCACCATGATTCCATTGACCAGCAAAATAACTATAGTTAAATATACTATAGTCAAAATTAAATGAAAAATTTCTATAATCTTGCATAAAAAAGAGGGTCAAGAGACCCTCCTATTTATTTTGGTATTGCTTACACAGCAATCACTTAGTGTAAGATTTACCACGATAGCAGAATGTGCCGTGGGTTTCCTTACTTTCTACACAACGTGTATCATACTCAACACCACGATATGAGGTGTGAAGAACTTGTGCGTCGTGCAAAGCAGATACTTTTTTGATCTGCTTGCGAATCATGTTTAGTGTGTTCATTTGTCAGTCTCCTGAAGTTAGGGTTTTTAATCCCCGTTCCTTCAGTCGTGTGCGTCCCATGGATAGCATTCAGGTGTTGATTCCTTCATGACCTCAATCAACTCTACCTTAAAAGCATTTGAGATGTTCTCATTTGCTTTCATCTTAAGCATGATTGTATCAGCTTGTTGGCAGGTGAGTGATGAATAGAATAATAGTTCTAACATAGGATGAACGACTCCGTTCCGCGACTTACTTGCGTCCCACCCAAAGTGGGATGAACGTGTGGTAATTATACCATAGTTATTTATATTGTGTGAATTGTCACACATAATACATTTTACTATCGTTTAACATGTTGAATGTCATATTCAAGTGCTGACAACTGACATCGAATAACGTCACATGCCAACTTTGCATTCTGTAAATCGCCACAAGTATAGACATCACATGCTGCTTTGCCTTCTTCTGGCCACGTATGGATACTAATATGACTCTCTGCTAAGAGCAGGATACACGTTACTCCCTGCGGAAAGAACTTATGGGATGCGACATTCAACACTGACATCTTAGCACAATATGCTGCGCTGTCAAGCATCTCTCTTATGAATATTTCGTCATCTAGTTTCTTCTCATCACAACCATAAAGGTTTAACAAATAATGATCACCCATTAAAACAACCAAAAGGTATCGTTACGCCCCTTATTGCACTTCTTAATTTTGATATCAAATCCATTTTCTTGAAACCAACGAGCATCTACCCAAGCTTCTCTCAAGTTAGCATAGAAAAATACTTCTGAAAATTTATGAGCAGATATCACCAACCCATTAGAATTAATACGACGCATTACTTTTGGATTGGTAGAATCACCAATTTTCCAGTATTGAATACAGAAAGTATTTTTTTTGCTACTAACTTTACCTGAGATGCCTGAGGTGCTCATTGTTTTCTAAGGATTCCAATTTTTAGGATTAATTCGACCCTCTGTAGGGGTCATGTTAACAAAATTACTATGATATTTATCCCAGTAGTCGTCAAAAATATCTACCTGACCAGCACCAGAAGCAACATCAAATTTAGTAAGACCTTCCACAATATATTCAATCAAGAAACTATTGTATGGAAGAGATCTATCTTGACCCATTGTTGGGTCGCAATCTTGATGAAGGATCTTACAACCTTTGCCCATTAGGAGCGACCTCCCCATTTAATAGTAGGGAATGCTTCTTCTACACACGCCTTGGTGATCTTGTACTTCTTTTGCAATGCCTTGTCCTTAACCAAGACCAGAAGGTTCGCTTCCTCCTCGCATAGACCCTCCAGCATTTGAATGAAGAGGTTCTCACGCTGTACTTGCTTCAATCCATTGTTGCCACCCTGGAAGAACAAGTATAAGCGACGAAACTCTTTCTCTAGGACGCTATGATCAGTACCTTTAGGAGCATCATTAGCATTAAAGGGTACATCACCTTCAGGGATCATAGAGATGATGCTCTCATCGTAATTTGCAATTAGGATAGAACGCAAAGCAGGTGTATTATGATCTTTCAGAAGTTTAATCTTCTGTGCTTTTGTCTTAGCGTTGCTCACTTTTTGGAGCACTTCGGAAATTAACAATTTCATTTTTTAAAAGGTGTTGAACTGCGAAAGAAATAATCTTGCATCAAATCATTTAACTGATGCTTCTGAAAATATTCCAGAGGTACTTTTTTCCCACTAATATTTAGTGAATTATATTCATCGAGAATTTGCTGCTCGATTTCTTCTGGAACATAATCGAAGTCAATTAGTTTACGATTACGATGATAGTTTGCCAGTTGCACTTCTGTACTACAGAATGCAGAGGGGTCCATGTCAACCCACTTAGCGAGATTTTTTTGACTGATAGGTTTCTGTCTTTGTCCTTTTACAAAACAATCGTCAGAAGATAAGAAGTTCGGAATGCCATCCGACTTATCTCCTTTGATTATATGTTCTCTAATAAAAGCATGTGGGTTATCAAACCCCATGTTCTTTTTTGTAATAGGATTATATTGATGGACTCCAGAATACTTATGCAGTTGGATAAAATCTTTGTCGCCAGATAGAATTAGTATTAGTTCCTTCGGACCTTTGTTTTTACACAGGGTAGAGATAACATCATCCGCCTCTGCGCCAAGAACTTCTACTACTTTGTATGGAAAGAATTCACGAATCTCATCTCGGATCTTATTAAGAACGTCGAAAATTGCTGACCAATCATGCTGAGATTTTTCTCGATCTTTCTTTCTATTTTGTTTGTAGTATGGGAAATAAGTTTTTCTCCAATATTGTTTAGAGTCATAGGCGAGAACCATCTCACCATACTTCTCCCCATACTTTTGTCCATATAGTTTCAATGACGTAAGAACCATATGTCTGACAAGACTTTCATTAAGTTTGTCATTTTTCATTTGCGCCATCAGATTACTAATCATAATCTGATTCATGTCAATGATAATCATCCTCCTCCTCGTCTACAAAACGTACTGATAATAGTTCTTCGTTGATCCACACTCCATTTTGATCATACATCTCAGGGTGTCCTTGCTGATTGTCTTTAGATAAAAACTGATACACGACATCATTGGCATGCCATCCAGCAATAACTCCCACAATTAAGGAAAGAATGACACCGATGCCTGAGAAAAATAGAATTACTGACGTTTCCATGACCTACTCCTTAGTGTTATCTTGCTCCCAGGAGAACTCCAAGTTGAAATGGAACGTTCGACCCAAGAGAGTTACTTTGTGGTTAAGATTAACACCATTTTTTTCTGGTGTAGATTGGACTCTCCTGAGCATTAGCTCTATGCCTTTATTTATTTCAAGTTCATTTTCTTTTTGTTGCGACAAGACCTTTTTCCAAAAATAATTTTGCTGTAGCCACAAGACCTCCAATTGATTCCCCATCAATTATAACATGAGGATAGGTCTTTGCTTGTGGGTATTTAGATAACATTTCTTCCTTAAGTTCTAGTGTATTTACTAGAACTTCTTCGTACTCAAGATCTGCACGATTTAAAAGTTCTTTAACTTGAGAACAATACGTACAACCAGAAGTAGTATAAACTATGATGTCCATAAACGGGTTTCTAACATTTATATTATACAAGAAAAAACCACCCCCGTCAAGAGGTGGTGGACAGTCTAGGAGGTGGTCTGAATGGACAATCTGGACATCCAGCACCACAACATCCCCTAGAAAGGTTCACTGAAGTGTTTATCGATAACTTCGATACGTTCTTCTTCATGAGCAATAATATCTAATTGTTCTT